CACTATTATATAGTTTCCTAGGAACAAATAAAGTACCAGATTATAGAGAAATGGCTTTGAGAGGTGGTACTCCTGTTGGTGTTTTTAGTAATGATGCAATGGGAAATCACTCTCATACAGTAAGTGGAACTGGTTCTCATACTCACTGTTTATCAGCTGGCTCATCTCATTCACATACTGCAGATTTGGGCGCCACACAGTATGCAGACCCTTGCTGGAGAGAAGCTTGTGGAACCTGGTCAAGATGGAGGCCAACTTATCAGTGCTGTGCTACTTATTATACGTGTTACTGCACAGTATCAGCTTCTGTTACTAGCAACACTTCTGGTATTACTGTTGGAAATTCACCTTGGGCTAGTACTGTAACAAGAGCAAGGGAAGTTGGTGTTAGATATATAATATTTGCAGGAGCATAAATAAAATGGAATTTATAAAAGGAAATAATCACTCAACACAAAAAAATATAAAAGTTCTCAATACTTTACCTTCAACTGCAAATGAAAATGATTTAGCAATTTTATCAAATGATGGTATTTATCAATATAAAAATAACCAATGGAATTGTATAATATCTTTTATTACAAATGCAGCTCCGCCAATTATTGGAGAAATCAAAGCTTCTATTGGACAGCCAGATAATAATTGGTTATTATGTGATGGTAGTACTTTTTCTGCTGCAGATTATCCACAATTATATAATTTATTAGGTGGAACAACTTTACCAGATTTTAGAGAACTTATACCAGTAGGTGTTGGTACAAATGGAACAGATTCAGTAATTGACCACGATACATTTACCAGAGGTCAGGTAAAAGACTGGAACTTGCAAACACATACTCACTCAAAAACTGAATGTGGCCATACTCATAGTGCTACTGCTGCCTGTCATCGTCACCCATATTCATATTATTGTTTCAAACACATAGGCACTGAAAACTCAGGTTATTATAGTTTTATATGTAAATGTACAGTCAATACTACCTCAACTACATCTGGTCCTGGTGTTGGTAATTCTTGTGCTTACACTTCTGCAATTTCTTTTGGAAACCCATCTGGTGGTACTGCAATATTGAGAGTAAATTCTTATGGTGTAAATTTCTACATAAGAGCCAAATAAATATCTAATAAAAATAGGAGCATATATAAATGAAACAGATTATACCAATTGTAACAAAAAAAGATTTAGGAATTACAAATCCAATAAAGATTATAGAGTCAGCCAAGAAAGGAAAGAAAATATCTTTAGCTACAAAAGTTGATGATGCTTTTATTCAGATGCTTTTTGAAAATAAAGAAAATGTTGGAAAGTTTATTGACTTGGAAATAGACCCATCAACAAATATTCTTACATTGCATTTTGAAAAAAAGAATATAGAATTAGAAAAAGAATTAGCACACGAAATGAGGTAATCAAAATGGATAAGGGAGACTTTATTATTTTACTTATTGAAGCTGCAATCTTCCTACTTCCTATAATTACTTTATTCGTAAAACTAGGGAGCTATAAGAAAATCGTGGAAGACGTGGATTCAAGAACCAAGAATTTTCCTGAGTGGAAAGGTGTGATGAATGAAAAAGTTGCTACACTGGAATTGAATGATATTGCCCAGTCAAAAACTTTGAATGACATCAATACTAATCTTATTGCTATTTCAACTAAGATGGACTTGATACTTGGGGATAAAATAAAATTGGAAAGTGGAAAAAATGAAAATTAGAGAAATTGCAGATGATAATACATCAATATCAAGTACTCGCTGGGCTTTTGCTTCTGTTATCAAATTTGATATAGTAGTAATTTCTTTAGTATTATTGGCTTATATTATAGGCCATTTTGTTGGCAAACCATTTGATAGTGGTTTAGTATCAGGTACAGCTGTTCTATTAGGAATACTTACTGGTTTAGTTACTACAAGTAAATCGCTTCAAGGTTGGGAACCAGAAAAAGATAAAGACAAAACATTGTAATTATGCCTTGGTATATTTATGAAAATAAAAATGGATTTTACAAAAAGACTTATCGCTATCATATTATTACTATCATTAGCATTCTCATCGCTTTATTGTTCGGAGCCTTATACATCAAAAGCTCAGTCAAATCTAACGAACTTGGAAGATATAATGACGAGCTTACAGAACGATTATCTGAATCAACAGATACTTGTACAAGACTTACAGGAGAGCTTAGAGAATGTACAATCACAATTGACCAATGCAGAAACTACTGTAATGAACTTGGAACAATCTCTGAAAGAAATATCAGCTCAGTACGAGAAGCAGTTGAAATTATCGAAGAGTTACGAGAAGAAGTTGGAGAATTGGAAATTGCTCTCGGTTTGTGGGACAGTGATGGGTATTATGATTGGCTCGACAGCTATGTATTTGATGATGAGGTAAAATAATGAGCACTGGGACAGGAATGAATGTAATTACTAACAATAACACTCAAAGTTATAATACTGCGGTTTCTGCAATAAACAAACATCAGAAAGAAAATGTAGCTAAACTTGAGTCTGCTTTAGTAGTTGCAAATAGCAATAATGAAAAACTTCAAGCTTCATTGAATGAAGTAAATAAAAGTATAAATGATTTGAAAAAACAGGTTTTTATAAACCAATGTCTTATAGACAATTGGGAACTAACAGCTCCATATACATTCCCTTTGGAATTGTTAGCGTAAAAATCTAATATAGATAGGAGAAAAAACATGACCTTAGAAGAACTTGAACCAATCGTAATGGAACTCAAAGAAAAAATTGATAATATTTTGAATACTGTTGATGAAGCAGAAAAGAAATATAATCACGACAAAGGTGTATCAGAATTTACTGAAAGAAACAAAGAAGCTCTTGGTAAATATTCAGATACTCTCAAGAAGTTGAATGGAGATGATTTTGATGTATTCACTGCTGCTTATGATGAATACAATGACTCATTCTCTGATATTGAAGAAGCAACTTATGTTGCTCAATTAGTATCAGAAATTGATAACAAAATCAATAAACTCAAGAAAGCCCTTGGTGAAGATGATGTTGAAATTCATTCAAATGATAAAGGTGAAATTGAAGTAAATACTCACGACACTGAAATCGAAGCAAAATCTGAAGAGTCTGCCGAAACAGCTGAAGAAGCTGCTAAAGAAGATGAAGCAGAAGAAAAAGAAGAAAAGGCTGAAACTGAAGATGCAGAAGATGCTGACGAAGATGAAGCTTCAGAAGAAGAAAAAGAGTTTATTGAAGAACTCGAAGCAGAACTTCCTAAATATAAGAGGAACTAAGTATGAGTGAAAAAACATTTACATTAGTTTCTATTATAACAACTTCTATTGCTGCTATAGCAATTGGGGTTGTTGAATTTATTGGACCTGCATATATGAATGCTATTGTACCATCTATTTCTATTGTAGAAGGTGCTATTATTGGTATTTGTGGAAACTTTGTTCCAAAAAATAATAAAAAGGAAAAATAACTATGGAATTTAGAAATATAGAAGAAGCAAAGGCTTTTATCGAAGGTAGAGTACCTGGGGCTACTTCTGAACAAATTCAAGCTGCTAAAGACTACTTAGATAGTGCAGAAGCAAAAGCTGAACAAGCTGCAAAAGCTTCTCCTGTATTATCTAAAACACAGCCAGAAGAAAACGAGTCTATGAAAAGACTTGAAGCAATGTCAGCAAATAACCCAGCTGTAAAGGCTGCTACTAATGCTGGTAAAAAAGCAGTAAAGGCTAACGAAGAAGCTAAAAATGCTGAAAAGCCAAAGTCTTTCAAAGAAAATGTAAAAACATTTGAAGATAATGTAAATGCTGCTATTGAAGATAAAGACAATTATGTCAAAGATGATGCATTAGCAGAACAATCAAAGAAACAAGTAAAAGCAGTTCAAGGACAAGCTGAAAAACCAGCTGAGGCATTTATGGAAACACAGAAAGAAAATGGAAATTTAGAAGTTGGAGAAGAAGTAGGAAATGTAGTTTCTGAAACAGTTTCTAAAAATCCAACTGATGAAAATGTAGAAGCAGGAAAAAAAGTTATTGAAACAGTTTCAGAAGCAGAAGATATTGCAAAACCAAAAGCTTATGATACAAAAGAAGAAAAGAATGCAAAGAAATCTTATAATAAAGCAACTGCATCAATTTGGGATGCTTATTATAATGGTGATATTGATAAATCAACTGCTGTATATTTTACAATTGATGCAATAGCTAAACTTGCTGGTAATTTAGGAAAGAGAATTGGTAATGTTGGTGCTCAATTTACAGGTGGAACAATTGATAATAATTTTGAAACATCTGATTGGGAAAACAGGAGAGACCAATTATTGAACGAAGCAAATCAAATGCAGGCTGAAGAATTAGGTGGCCCAGCAGCAAGAAAAGCAGAGTCTGAAACATTAGCAAATGAAAGTTCTGCTCTTGGAAATGTATCACAAGAAATTCAGAATGAAGTTGCTAAAATAAGAGCTAATTATACAGATGAACAGATTAGACAGCAAATTGCTATGATGGATAAACAGCTTGAACAAATGGGTCTCAACATTGAAAATATGGAAGACGCAAGAACATTTGTTGAAACTCTCAAACAGAAACCTGAAAATGAGAGAACTTGGCTTGATAATCTTATGATTGCCTGGATGTCACAATCTGGTGTAAACGCTGCAGTAAATGCTGGTAGTTCTGGTATTGGTTCTCTTATTGGATTGTTAGCAAAATAACAAAATAAGGAAATGAATATATGAAAGTTGGAGTTTTTGAAAACAACTTACCAATGGAGCTAGAAGATTTAGGAAATGGTTATTTCAATCTCTATGCTCCTGGTCAAATTGATTATAAGTTTATAGAAGATAATCTCATTACTCACCCAAAAGAAGGTTGTAAATATATAACTGTATATAACGAAGAACAACCTGACAGATATGAGAAAGTTATCAAATCCTGGTGTGAAAAACACGATAAGAAATGGTTTAGATTTGATAAAGATGGTTTTATTTTCTATGTAGTAGAAATACAGGGAGAAGAATGCAATGGCTAAAGCTGGTGATAAAATAAAAGAAGGCGCAACTTGGATTGCAGATAAAATTCTCCCAAAAAAGACAAAAGAAGCAGTAAAAGAAGCTGCGAAAAAAGCTACTGGTGTAGATGATGCCTCTATTGATTCTCGTACAGATATTACTCAAGAAGAAAAAGATGCTCTAAAGAAAGCCAGAGATGAAGCTTATAATAAATCAGCTTCAGAAATGATGAAGACAGCTGGTGGATATGATGAAGCAGTTGAAGCTGGACAAAAAGGTGAATTATCTAGGTTAGGCATAGGAAAAGATATGACCGAAAGGATGGCTGAAGCTCAGGAATTGGCTTCAAGCAATCTTACTAATGAGCAAAATGAAGAAGCAAGGAAAGCCAGAGTAGCTTCAGCTGGAGAAGAGGATATTTCAAGAAAAGCTGCGTATCAAGCTGCAAGAAATACTGGTGCAAATAGAGCTGCATCTTCTGCTATTAGTTCTTCTGTAGATACTAGAGGCTTACAATCAAATATTGGTAGTGCTTTGAGAAATGCGGCCACCTCTACACAAGCTGATTATCTAAATAAAATGGGATATGTTGAGGGCCTTGAAACAAATTTGGAAAATACAAAAGCTGGTCTAAAAAGAAATGTTCTTAGTGGAATAGGACAAGGAATATTACAAGGAGCTGGAACTGGAACTTCAATAGGTGGATTTATTCCATTTTAGGAGATAAAAAATGAATAAGCAGGATATTATTTACAATATACAAAGACTCGAACAATTTTATGGAACATATAAAGCAAAATGTTTGAGAAATTATAGACTTTATACTTACTCATCAACAGTAACACTTGATTTGACTGATAGTGAAGTTGTTGGATATTATCATAAAGGAACATTCAATATCGAAGACGATACTACTTCTTCAATCCAGGAGAATGTTATCGCTTCTTGTATTGAAACTCTTTGTTCTAAAATAGCATCTCAAAAAGTAAGACCATTTTTCAATACTGTAAATGGTACTTTCAAAGAAATGCAGATTGCAAGACAAGCACAAACATATTTTGACCAGATATATGATGAGAAAGGTGTAAATAAAACAATTACAAATGCTTTCAAATCTGCTTGTATCTTTGATAAAGGTGTTATAAAAATTACAAAAGACGAAATCTCTACTAGACTACCTTGGAATGTTTATATAGATCCAAAAGAAGCTTCTTATGGAAAAATTACTTATTGTGCAGAAAAGCTTCCAAAAACACCTGGTAGATTGTTATATACAAAATATGGAATAAAAGAAAACTTCAATCTGGATTACACTGTTTATGAGTATTATGATATTATAGAACATATAAAAGCAATCTATGTTGAAGAATTGAATAAAGTAATAACTGAAAAATGGGAACCAGAAGTAATTCCATATTTATTTATGTATTATTCTGACCCAATAAAAGGAAATACTTCTCAATCAGTAGTTGATCAACTTTATGGTATTCAAATGCAGATTGATGATTTACTTTCTGTAATAAAAGATAGTATTCAAATGAACCCAGGAATGACATTGTTAGTTCCTCGTTCTTCAAATATAAAAACAAATATGCTTAGTAATAGAACTGGCCAGATTATTCAATATGACCCAATTCCTGGTCAGACTGCTTCTCCTATTACTTATGCAACAAACGATATAATTTCACCACAGTTTGTTCAATTGCTGGATAAACTAAAGAATGATGCCTATGAAATTGTTGGTATTTCTCAATTATCTGCTACTTCTCAAAAACCAGAAGGTTTGAATTCTGGTGTTGCTTTGGCAACTATGGAAGATATAGAAAGTGATAGATTTGAGACCCAACTCAATTCTGTAATAAGAATGTATATTGATGTTGCTAAAGCTTGTATGAATATTTTCCCACTTGACGAAGATATTCTTCCAAAATCAACAAACAGAGCAAACATCAAATGGTCTGATATTATTGAAGCAAGAGATAATTTGAAGATTCAGTTCTCTGCTGCTAATTCATTATCAAAAGACCCAAGTGAAAAACTAAAGCAACTTATAGCATTAGCAGAAGCTGGAGTAGTTCCACAATCTCATATTGCGTCTTTGATGGAATTACCAGACTTGCAGAGTGGTTATAATATCGCAAATAATGCTTTCAATGCTGTATATACATTTATTGATGATGTAATAAAGAATGGTGTTCCAGATTTCATACCAGAATATTTACCAACTGATAAAGGCGGACTGTTAGAAACTGAAATTACAAATACTATTTTATCGTTAGCTGTAAAGCCTGTTGAAAATGCAAATGAAATTGAAATATTGAAACAGCTGTTTGCTAAATTACAAGAAGTTCAGGTAAATAGTCAGACAAATGCAGAAATGTTAGCAGTTCAACAATTGAACACAGAACTTACGAATGCTATGCCAGATATTACAGCACAAGCACAGCAAGCTGTTCAACAAACACAAGAAGCTATTGATAATGGAACTTTTGATGTTGGTGCTTTGGAACAAAAAACAAAAGCTCAACCAATTTATACGGTATAAGGGAGAATAAAAATGCAAATAGGTGACGAAGTAATAACAAGAAAAGATATGCCAGCCCAAATTGCTTGGCAAAACGGAAATCCAGACCATATTCGTCAAGGTTTTCAAGATATTCTCAACGCAAAATTAGGAACTGGAGTACAACTACCACAAACTTCTGATACTGGTATGATGAACACAGCCGAAACAAATAGTCAATGGAGATAATAGAAATGTATAACTCAAATGCGAACAGAGCAACAGCTTCTAAATTGGTACAGAGGGCTGAAGAAATAGCTGATATTACAAATACAGATTTCCTTTCTTATAATGAAAAGTTGGAATATCTCAACAGTGCTTGGAAAGATGTTTATCAAAAAATTATAAACTATAATCTCAATGTTTTTACTGTTGATGCTAATTTGGTAGGAGCAGCTGGTAGATATAAATTACCTTTTGACTGCTATCAGATAAAGTCAGTAAAAAATCCATATACTGGCAGAATGATACCAAGAAAAGCAGATAGTGAAAGTGCTTTAGGTGGATATTATGAGATTGTAAATGATGAAATAGTTTTAGGCCCTACTGTTGGCCCTGTAGTTGTTACTTATTGGAGAAAACCATTCTGGTTATCAGTTCCAAATAAAACAATAAAAAGCGAATTAGAACCAAAAGCTGTTTTAGATACTTGTAATAATTCGTTATTAGTTGTTGATTCTGATAATAAATTATATGTTCAAAATATTCTTTCCGATAGCGAATTAGAATTACCATACACAAAGGAAACTGGATATACCTATAAATTAGGTAATAGTTTTATTATCAAACATAAAAACGATATTGTTACTGCTTATGATTTTTATGGTAATTCAATAGATGAAATTACTAATATTGATTATACATACAATCTTATAAAAGCAGATAATGGTCTTTATTATTTTGGTAAAACAAATGAAGAAGATGAGAATATTATAGACATTTATGAACTCTTTGGTAATAAAATCGCAGAAGTTCAAATTGATGAAGATACTGCAACTATAATTGGAATTGATGGTGAGTTCTATCCAATAACTTCTGAAAATGCATTTCCAATTGGTATTTTTGATGATAGACCAGCTTATATTACTGATAATAAAGAATTGCATCTTATAAATCCAAATGGAAGTGAAATTATTGAAAAGATTGAGGTACCTTCTATTGGGCCACTTGTTCTAATAAAATATGGATTTGTAACATTTGATAATACAATTTATTCTTGCATACCAGATACATTATTGGATTTTCCTAACAACTTATATTATGATGTAATATCTTATGATTTGGCTGTTAGGTTCTTATGCAAACAAAATGCTGATAGTACTGGTGTAGAAAACTTGAATGCAAATGCTTGGAGATTATTGATAAACGCAATAGATCAAAATGCTGATTATCCGCGTATAAAACTTGTTAGGAGATAAAAAATGGTTTTTGGAAATATAATTGGAGCAATAGCAGGAGCCATCGTAGGCGGAGTTGTAAATGGTGTTACTACTGCTAAAAATAATAAAATAAAAATAGCTGCTCTTGAAAAAGCAGCTAAAGATATGAGAAAAGCTACAGAAGAATATAATGGTAAAAAAGCATTAGAAAAAATGTATAATGCTGGATTACAACGTTCTTATGAATATGGAACTTCTATGGGAAATGAAATGGCATCTCAAGCATTTACTCCACAAAATCCAGGTTCAACTGGAACTGGAATAAACTCAGCTGCTATGCAAGCAGGACAAGAAACTGGCGATATTGCTAAAAATGCTGCTATTTCTGGTTTCAATTCTGGTATGAATAATGAAGCTGCTATGAATGCTGCTAAATACAATCAAGCTGCAAATAAAACTAACCTTGAATTGAAACAAGCTGATATTGATTATAATGTAGCAAATCAAAGACAAAAAGATATTATAAGTGGAATTGAAGATATAATGAGTGCTGGAGCTGCAATCGGAAATCCTTTTCAAAAACCTTCTACTTCTAGTAAAAGAGGAAAACCAGTAATACCAAACAATGCTGATACTGGAAATCCACTTATGGACTAACCAATCTAATATAAGTAGAGGAACAAAATGAATCAAAAAGCTACTAAACAGCAAATGGAGTTTCCACCACTTATAAATTTACAAGACGATCAACCAGCAATACACAATGATTTTCGTTCGGTTGAAAGAATAAACGCTCCTTATCTCAACGGTATGCTTACTCCTTTATGGCATAGTAAGTATGAATATACAAATAAACCAGTTTGGGATAGCGAAAATAATCGTTATGAAATTATAAATGGTTGGCTTACAAAAAATGGCCATAATTTATTTATGGTTGAAGACAAACATTTCAAAAAAGAAAATGTAACAGAACAATTTCAAGATTATTTGGAATTTGATTTTGATTTAGATGGTAATTTAGCAAAACTCGAATGGAACACAGATACAAACTCTGCTACTCTTACTTACAATAATGTTTCTATATCAGAAGAAAACTTATTTGTAAATGGTGTTATACTTACTTCAAGAGTTAGATGTGTAGGAAATACTGCTGTTGGTGTAATTATTTATGAAGTAAATTCTACACTAAAAATGTTATATCTAAATACAGCACTAAACAGAAAAGAAAAAGTTGATGTAGTTTGGTGTTCAACAACTCCAAAAACTGCTTCTGATACAAACACTTTTGTAAATACTGCTATTTCTATAAAAAACCCAGCACCAGTTATAAATATTTGTAATCCATTAGCAAATGTTTATGCTGTTTCATTAGTTTCAAATTATGGGGAAGTTTTATATACAAGAAAAGAAGGCTATTTCACTTTTGTAGATAATAATGGAACTTATATTTATGGTACAAACTGGGCAGCATTAGGTGGTAGTTCTACTGAAACAATTAGAAATTATGAAATAATAAACTTCAATTTCTCTTATGCAAATAATTCAACTTCAGAAGAAATTAGAATATTTGAAAGAGAAGATGTATGGTATTATGTAAATGACCCAACAACTGTTGTACCTAGAACAGATAGTATAAATTTCAAACCTTCTGTTGTTCCAAATACTTTTATTGAATATGAAGGTGTTCAATATCAGGTTTATAAAGCAACAAGATACAATAGTAGAATTCAATTTCATTCTAGTATGGGAACCGAATCAACTATTACAAATATTCCATCATTAGAAATTACTTTGAATGTTGATGGCATTGTATTAGGCCCAACTACTTACAGTAATGGCGTTGTTGATTTTGATTATACTATAATAGATTGGTTGTCTTGGAATTTATCTCCATACAATATGACTCTTCATTATGAAAATGAAGATTATTATATAGATAAGTTTGTAAGACAATACACTATTTCAAGGGAACTTGCTCCAACTACAACTACAGCAAATTATATTACTGCTCCACAAGTATTCTTGGATAATGGTAATTTGTATTCTTTTTATACAATTCCACAAGCTGCTTCTACTACAGGTTCGCAGCCAATAACTTATCCAGCTAATACATTATTAGTTGAAAGTGGAACATTGACTGCTATAAATGGAAATAATTATACTTTTGATACAATTGAAGCTCACTTAGTAAATTCATTTACTGTAAATGGAAGAAGTAATTCTATTGTAGTTGATCAAAATTTCTGGAATTCTTCAAATAAAATGTCTGTTGGAATAAGAGCACCTTATGATATTTATGTATCTAAAACTGGTGGTGATAATTATTCTGCAAATGTAAAATATACAGAATACTCAAATAGCAACTGTACAGATATGTTGTATTATGCTGGAACAATTCCAAGAAATAACCAATTATTCTTCCCTAATGCAACTGCAAATTCGCAAGATGTTGCTTGGTTCAACCCTGGTGGATTTAGAGCTTCTTTGAAAGGTAATTGGAATTTACTATATTATATAGATTCAGTTGGTTCTGTATATGTACAAGGTTTGTCTTATTCAGAAAACCAAAACAAAATGGGAACTTTAGTAACACCATTGGCTTCTATTTCAGACGTTGCTTATATAGCTGCTTCTAACAATTTTATAATTTATTGTGATAACAACAATGTTTATTGGAAAATTTCTATTGAAGATGGTGCAGAACTTTCTTCAATTTTTGACAATAAATATATTCTTGTAAATACAACTTCTTATTGGAACATGTGGGATAGTGAGAAGAATACAAAATTCCACTACGCAACAGATTACAATAACAGAACAAAATTTGGATTTACTCGTACAGAATATAGATCTACAGCTTCTACTTATTTTGTTAGACCAGATAGAAGAAAATATGCTACGGCAATAAACCCTAACTACAATATTTTACCACGCTTACCTATTACTTCTATTATACCAGCAACACTTTCACTGAATTTGACTTTAGACGATATTATAAGTTATTTACGCGTTTATCAGTCAGAAGCAGACGAAGCAAGAGAAGTTCAGGCAATTGATATTTATTTCCAAGGAACTTTATCTACTGATACAAGCACAAAATATATAGCTTCTGTAAAATCATTTTCTGGTGCTAATCAGGTTTATAGAGATGGTAATATTATTGATACAGTTTATGGCACTAATACTTCTATCGTGTTTATTACTGATATATTCAGTAAATTCATAAATGGTGCTGGAAACAATGATTTTGTTATAGAAAACAACGCAAAATATCCTTTGATTTACAACTCACAATCAAAGCCTACATTTATGTATTCATTCGTAAATGGTATTGAGAGTGAAGGTGCTAAATGGTTCTTTGTAATTCAAGGACAATATTATGCAGTTATTGGTGAGAAGTTATACGCTATGATTTACAATAATGGATATATTTCTCAATCAGACGCAATTGTTGATATTAGGGATATGAAATATGTAGGAAATACTCCTGCTATTGCATTCTTTGTAAATCCACATACAAAGCAAATGTATTCATTTACTGGTGATGCAAACTTACAACAAATCTTTGATTGTTCAAAATTCAATTTTGAATTGATAAATGATGAAATTACTCACTGGTATGATGAATCAACTCAATCTATCTATATCAAAACCAATAAAGGTTTATTAGTATTTGGCCCACAAAATACTTATTTGTTGGAAGATTTCAAAGATACTACTGATATGGAATTTACAAAAGGCGATATTCATATTGTTGGTTCTAAGGTTGATACATTGAGATATTATCACGATGTAGAAGCTTATGAAGATTTACCAATAGAAATTGAAACTTCTTTCTATGGTATTGGTAATAATGAATCAACTTCAATAGATAGATGGAATATTACTTTGTATGATAAAGAGCATAAAGAACAAGATGTAGAACTTCAAGTAAGAAGTTTGACAGATGTTTCCACTCAATCAGAAACTAAAAAATTGCACATAAATAGTAATGATTGGGATAAATGGTCACATTCTGTATTATTGTCTTATTCACCAAAGTTGATAAAAGGACAAGGTATAAGATTGACTATAAAATCTCATAGTGCAATTCAAAAGATTGTTCCACACATTATGAATAATAATGCTGGAACTCCAACAAGCAAGAAATTCGAGGTATAAAAATGAATATTAGTACTTTTTGGGAAGAAGTGTCAAACAATCTAAAAGCAAGAAAGGGTGAATTTACTGGAACCGCTGGAAACGAAAATAAAATAAAAAATGCAGTAGAAAAAGGTAAATCAATAAATATTTCAAACCCTTCTTCTAAAAGAACATTTCACAGAGATAGTGAAGGAAGTCTTTTAGACCAACAAATAGATATTGGTGATACTTCAAATAATAATGAAAACGCTGAGGTTGGAGAAGTTGTATCTTCTGCTATATCTAATGCAAGATATGACCCTAATGATGATTCTTTGAATATTTCTTATAAAAGCAACCCAGGAAAAGAATATAAATTTAGAGCTGGTGGAAGAAATGGATTATATGAGTGGATAAATGCTCCTTCAAAAGGTAGAATTACTCAAGAATGGAGAGAAACTCATAGATACCCAGGTTTCTAAGAAAAACTCTAATATAAATATAACATAACAAGTTTTCAGGGCGAAACCTATTACTTGGAAAGTTATGAAAAAAACTTTTTGACGCATTAGTCCGTCGGTAGGCTAACAAGGGAAATTATGGCTGGAATTACAGCAGATGTAGGAATCAAGAACATACTCAAAGTATGGTATAAAGATGGTGTGTCTAATCTTTTGGTTCCAAGAAACGATCCTCTTTTGAGAGAGGTTGAATTTACAAAAGTAGAAGGTAAAGAACAGAGATTTGCTGCTCTTTATTCTCGTGGTGGTGCTGTTGCCGCTGACTTCTTAGTTGCTAAGAATAAGGCTGCTCGTACAGCAAAGAATGCTGAGTTTATTGTAACTCCTGGTCAGCTCTTCTCAAGCTATGTTTTCAATGCAAAGGAAGTTCAGTCTTCACTTTCAAAGAAAGGTGCTTATATGAAGATAGCAGGAAACAAATTCTTCGCTGCTAACCAGGCTTTCAGAAGTACATTAGGTGCTTCTCTTTATGGACGTGGATATGGTGAAATCGGTCTTTGGACTACTTCAGCTTCACAGGCTGCTATGGTTGCAAATACTGCTTATCAGATTGCTCTTCCACTTGATGCTACAGCAAAAATCGACATTGATACTTCACTTGTATTGAAGACATCAGTTGCTGGTGCTGAAGCTGTTGAATTGGTTGTTACTGACATTGATGAATCAAATGGCAAAGTAACTGTATTACCACAGGCTGCATTTACCCCTACTGCTTCTACAACTTATGTAGTTGCTCTCAAGGGTTCTATGGATGGTGCTTCTGGTGCTGCTGGAAATCCAATTATGCCTATGGGTCTTGATGGTTGGCTCCCAATCGTAAATGGACGTAAAGATGGTGAATCAGATACAAACTGGAGCACATACATCGGAACTACATTCATGGGTGTAAATCGTTCAGTTGCTCCTGATAGACTTGCTGGACAGTTCTATCAAGAAGCTTCTAGCTCTGCTAAGAAAGTTGATGCAATTACTGGTCTTTTGAGAAAGGTTAGACGTGCAGGTGGTGTTCCTGACATTATCCTTTTGAATGAAAAAGATTGGTATGATGTTGGTAAGGAAATCGAAACAACTAATACTCTCTTTACTCAGACTTCTGAGAAGGGAAAGAAAAAGGCAACTATGGGATTCTCTGAATTCGCAGCTGCTTTCTCTACTAACTGGGTAGATAATATCTATGACTCACCTTATGTACCAGAAGGTAAGTTCTATATCCTTGATAAGACTGCAATTGAATATTTCGTATATACAAATGCAGACGTTGTAAAGGACGGAATTGATGGTAATAACCCTGGAAAACAGGATGTAATGGATGCTGATAACAAAGGACATGAAGACGACCCATTCAAGCTTTTGATTGACGACGTTCTTTCTGTAGTTCCTGGTGAAGCAACATCTGACGGTGAAAGTGTAAGAGCTTCTATCAACTTCTTCGGAAGCTTGGCTGTTACAAACCCTTCAGTTTGTGGTGTAGGTCTTTTCTATACTGCAACACCTGAAAATATCCTTGGTTGGAAATAAGTATAGTTTATAACGCTGGGCAAACTGACCCAGCTAATTTACATACATATTTATAAATCCTCCTTTGTTGGGCTGTTCTTTTTTAGAACAGCCCTTTTTTATGTACAAATAAAAAAGGCTACCCATTTCTGAGTAGCCAAAAGTAAGAAATTTATTTTGTATGCTATCTGATATATACTCCTAACTTTCTGAGCATTTTAGCTCTTTCACTAGGACCATATATTGAGTCCCTTACTTTTGTTTTCATATCAGAATTAGTTATTTCCTGTAAAACAACATCTTTATTACTGTTTAGTTTATATAAAGGTTTTGTATAAGGCTTTCTAATTATCATAAATCCTAAAACTAAAACCAAAACTCCTAACGCAATCCAACAATGTTTCATAATATTACTCCTAATATATCAAATGAATATTTCCTAAAGCATCAACTTCAGCTGTTGCAAAAAGATTTCCATTATTACCAGAAATACCATAAATTATGGTGTTGTTATCTGTTCTTGCTATAAAGAAAACACATCTTACTTTTCTTTGCGTTTCTTCCCAAACTTTATTTTTTATTTGTTCTCTAATTAGTTTATCTTGTTCCAAAATATTTACTCCTTCAATTCTACTATAATAAAACAAATAAGAAGAATTCAGTATAGTTAGTATTGTACCAATGGCTCCAATACAAAATAGGAATTGAGCTTCAAATAGTATGAATTCAATCGCCCCTAAAATACCTAAGCAGATAAAAAATGTACCAATACTAAATAAAATACAAAATAATTTTCTACTCATAATAGGCGCCTTTATTTATTCTACTTTTTTCCATTCTAAGTAATTTTCGTTATTTATTACTCTTTTCTTTTCAAACTTTTGCCAAATAAAGTTTTTACATTCAGCATAAGTTCCGTACCATCTTTCTATAGTTCTATCTTTATAGTTTTTCACTTCAATATAATGTGTTGTTGGTGAAGAAAACATCTTTATAATAATTCTTTCATTATTTTCTCCAGTCTGATATACAAAAATACATCCACCTGGTTCATAATTCAAGTCTTTTTCAACATTTGTAATTTCTACCCATTCAATAGAATTATCATTTATAATATTCCAATCAACTGCATAAGCTGAAGATAAAATAAACATTCCTAATAAAACTAAAACTAATCTTTTCATACTCAATGTCTCCTTATTCATTATATGTTTCCCAATAATAAGTTATATAAGCATAATTTCTTGCCTGTCTAACTTTTTCATCTGAAATTTTACCAGAAAGTAAAAATACCACCTGTTCTTCTTCATCCAATGACTCTAATGTTTTTTCTACAACATATTCTTTGAATGCTTCTTTGTTTTCTTTGATTTTTCCAAATGTGAGAGCTCCATAAATTGCAACTCCAACAACCAAAATAACTAAAATTGATTTCAATAATTCTTTCATTCTACAACTCCTTGTATTTATCTTATACTTATATTATATACTATTATCTTATTTTTGTCAAGAAAAATAAGATTTAGACTTCAAATCTTACATTATTTTTTTCAGGATTTTCGTATCTACAGCCATTCATTTGTGGGGTATTTATTTTATTTTTTTTGTAATGTCTAAAACATTTGTTCTTATTGTTTGAAATTACTTGGATTGCTTTTTCTATTATTTCTTTTTCTTCTTTTTCAAGATAGTTCAAATCATATCCAAACAAATCATTTTCAGTTTTAGAATCTATCAAAACTTCTTTTTCTTTTCCTTCGTAATAAAATTTCATTATTTCCATATTTATTTCTCCTTTATATTATCTTTTGTTGAGCAATTTGATAAACATTTAGGAACAATAAAAAAGGGCTGCAAACCTATGCAGCCCTAAAGGAGGTTTTAGATGTTAGATAATAACATTATCTATATGACAAAAATATCGCTATCTGACATAATTATCTTGTTATTTCTGAAAAAAATCAGAAATAAGAATTATATTGAAAGTTTGTCCAAATCAATATTTGGCCACTTTTCTTTCATATAATTTATTGTTTCTTCTCTACCCTTATCAGCAATCATTTCTTGTAAGTATTCAATCAATGATGAAGTAAAACAACCAATATAACACTGGCTTTCATTCAATTTTTTTGCTTCATAATCAATAAGTTCTTCAATTGAAGAAGAATAAGTTTTGTCATTTGTTGTTTCTTCTTCTTCAATAATAGTTTCTTTCTTTGCTTGCTCTTGAAGTTTCTTTGCTTTCTTTGCTGATAGAGAATCTTCTCTAATCCAAACTCTTACATATTTATAAACTTTTGCGTTTATTATAATTGTTGTTTCTTTTCCAGTTTTTATTGTTTTATAATCAATAAGTTCTACTTTTTTTGCTTTTTGAATTCTAGATCTAAAAGTTGTTTTATTTATTCCATAATAAGTTGCAACAGCATCTATTTGAACTTCTTTTCTCTTTATAGAATAATTTCCATCTTTGTTTATATCAAAATTCCATTCAAAAAACATTATAGCAGCAATTCTTGTTGAAGGTGTGGAAATATCATTACAAAGTAAATCCATTGGTATTTTTACAAAATCACCAAACATATGACAAATGTCTGGGTTAGATAAATCTTGTTTTTCAAATTTTATACCATTTATTTGAAATGTGAAAGTATTATCATCATTTACTATTATATATTTTTTTTCTTTGAGTTGATTTATTGCTTTTACAACTTGTGATTTATTTATTCCAACTAAATCTGATAAATTATTCATTGAAGGAAGTATATTGTCTTCTTCCCAACCAGAAATGTGAATTAGATAGCACGCAACTATTTTTGTTGCATCTGTAAGTGATTTGTCTTTTAGAATTTGTTTTGAAAAATATTCGTATTTCATTCCGTCTCCTATAGCTGAAACTCACCTAAAGCCGTACGGCAAGCTTCAGCTATAGGTTTGGTT